GGTGGCGGCCATGGCGGCGGACCTGGCGTCGGCCCTGGCGGCGGCCCTGGCGGCGGCCCAGGCGTCGGCCCTGGCGTCCACGGCGGCGGCCCTGACGGCGGCACTCTCGGCGTCACTGTCGGCGACACTGGCACAGGCGGCGACACTGGCGGCGTCTAGCTCCGCGATCGTCGCATCGCCGCGAGCGTAGCGCTCAGCCACCGCGACCGCCGCCCAGGAGCGCACATCGGGCTCGCGACCAGCCACCCGCTCTGCAGCGAGCGCGCGCCGCGCGCACCAGCAGGCGTGCTCACGCAGCACGCGCTCCGGCGCGCCGACGGCGTACACCAGCGCCCAGTGCCGATCCTCGGCCGGGATAGCCAGCGCCGCGACCTCCGCGACGGACAGGCCGGACTCAGGGATTAGCTCGGCGAGTCGTGCGTCGCTGTAGCACGCGCGCGCAGCGCGAGCCGAGGCGCGGGTCAGACGGTAGCGGCTCAAAGATCGTCCCCCAGCGTCTGGTTCCACGGGTACCCGGTGACTTGCGCCGGGTCGCCGCCCAGCGCTCGGTAGGCCTTGATCACGTGCGCTGTGATGCTCGGCTCGTCGCTCGGCAGCGTGAGCACCAGCGAGGCGCCCAGGTGAGCGAGCGCGTCTGCAATCGCTTCGTCGGTCGGGCGCGAAACCGTGAGGTGGATCGTGGTAGAGCCGATTACAAGCGGTGTGCGGGTGGCCATGATGCAGGTCCTTTCACAAGAGCAGCGGCGGAGACAGGTCGATTTCCAACGTGGTGGTCGACACCGCCTTGCCGACGATCACAAGTGTTTGTCCAGGGGTAGAGACTGGGGTGGTCAACGAACAACTCCCGCACTGCCGGTGGCCCGGTCGATCGCGAGCTCCACGGCCGCCGGCGAGAGGAGAAGCAGCTCGGCAGCGCGCTCACAGAGCCCACACACACAGTCGTCTCCGGTTTGGCACCGGGCGTCGATATAGAGAGTCTGCGAGCCGCAGCAGCGGCAGGTGCGCCAGGCGGCAAACGACACGAGCATCGGGAGGAGTCCGTCGAAGCTCACGCCTCCACCTCGATCGCCGGGAGCTGCGCGGTCGTCGTAAGATCGGAGGCGCGCATGGCGGCCAGCTGCTGCCGCTCCTGCATCCGATCAATGGCTACTTGCCACATCCTGATCGCCAGCTCCTCGTCCGTGTAGGTCGAGGCGGCCACGATCTCGTCATTGGCCACCACCGGCATCTCCTGCGTGCTGGAGAGCTCCGGGTCGCGCAGCTCGGCGGAGTCGATGATATCAGTGAGGCGGTCGGCGTAGGTCGAGGTCGAGGTCGTGTGCGTTTCCATGATTCAACTTTACTCCCGGCTCCGAATCGACGCAAGAAAACTCGGCAGACGACAGTAAGAAAAATAACAGCGCGTCTAGGACGCCTGGCACATAGCGTCTAGCGCTGGGCGGTATAGGTAGAGGCGCCGATGTACGAGCCGCCGCTCAAGCTGTCCAGACCGGACGCGATCGAGTATTGCGGTGCGCCCGTAGCCTGTTAGGCGGCATGCGTCGGGCAGCGAGATCCAACCAGTTGGCACCGTGGCGCGGGCCTGCTGGTAAGCCTTGACCGACGCCGCCGTGACGTAGACCGCGCCGCCAATCTTGCGCCGGTCGAAAGTGCCGTCAAGAGCTAGTCCGTAGGCTCGCGGGGGGCTCAATCGCAGCACTTTCGCCGCTGCCGGGATAGACAGTAGTCCCTCCCGCAAATGCCTCGCGTCCCGCTCCTGGCGCTTCGTGGGCTCTTGTGTCGCCACGATCTAACCTTAGCGCAGTGCCCGAATCGACGCAAGAAACATCGACAGGCGAAAGTAAGACCATGGCAGGGGTTCCCGCTGCTGGAGCAGTCGTGCTCGCGGCCATCAATCCGGACGAGCGCGCCACTCTGGCAGAGTGACTTGACAACGCGCGGGATTTAGCGGCGTACTTGACGGGTGTCGCAACCTGGAAACGAGACGGCAACGAAACTGCGTCTCCCGATAACTCGATTCGTGCGCGGTTCGCTTGGGCTTTGGACGCTCGACGAGTAGTCTCGCAGTCAGGGGGCGCGCGTGTCTGACGACGCCCCACCCGCGCCCAAGCCAGACGGCCGCGGCAAGTCGCCCGGCAGCCAGGCAGCGCTCCGCGCGCATGCTATCAAGCCGGGCGAGAAGAGAAATCCGAAGGGAACGAACCGCTGGAAAAGCGCGCTGTCGCGGATCTCAGCGTACCTCAATGCCACAGCGAACCCAGGCACGAAGAGCACAGAAACGCGATTCGACCGCGTGCTCTTGGCCGCCTACACGTCTGCGATCATGCCTGGCTCCAAGGGCGCGATGGATCGCAAGATGCTGATCGAGCAGATGGCGGGCAAGGCGCGCCAGCAGCTCGAAGTGATGGGAGAAGGCGGCGGACCTCTGACGACCGAGACCCGCCAGGAGACGCTATCGGCTGAGGAGATGGCCCAGCGATTCCTGAGAGCCGCTCGAATAGCGAAACAGATCCTTGATCACGATGCAGCTCCATCCACGGCTCCGCAGGCGTTTAGCGAGATCGATGTGAGCGCTCAGGAATTGCCCGAGCCAAGCACCTCAGAGGCTCCGACTCCCCACGGTGCCTCAATGGGGGCGATGTCTGGGCAGGCGCCGACACCACAGCCAGGCGTGCCGACTACAACGGGACCTAATGCGGGGATGATTCGACGAGGCTCTTGATGCCCGCCGTCGTCGCACGCAAAGACCTCGAGGTCCTAGACTTCACTCGGCGCCACGCCGAAGCCAAGTTGTGCGCGGCGGCCCGATCGGACTTCCGCGCGTTCGTCCAGTACGTGATGCGAAACGAGGAGACCGGTAGAACCATCGACCTGGCACCCCTGCATTATCGATGGTTTCAGATTGCGGAGAAGTACGATCGGCTGGTGCTGTGGGCCTTCGTCGAGTCGGGGAAGACCCTGAGCCTCAGCGTGGCTCGAACGCTCTACAAGCTGGGGCGCGACCCGACGCTGCGTTTCGCGATCGTCAGCAACACGTCGACCATGGCGACCAAGATCGCCAACCTGATCGGCCGATACATCGAGTCGAGTGAGGCATTGCACGAGGTGTTTCCCGATTTAGTGCCAGACCCGTCGATGCCATGGAACAGCGAGCAGCTTACGGTCCAGCGGGAGACGATGTCGAAAGATCCGTCGGTCAACACGCTGGGGGTCGAATGCAACACGCAGGGCGCGCGCATCGACGAGGCGATCTTGGACGACATATTGAATCGAGAGAACACCCGCACCGAATACATGCGGGCCGGCGTGCTCGACTGGTACCTCAAGACAATTCCGGGCCGCATGACCGCACGCGGGCGCATTCTCGCGATCGGCAACGCATTCCATCCGCAAGACCTGCTACACACGATGGCGCGCAACCCGCGATGGCGCGCGTTCAAGTACCCGATCTTGTCGAAGGACGGCCAGAGCGCTTGGCCCGAGGTGTGGTCTCTCGCGCGCATCGAGAAACGCCGCCAGGAGATCGGCCCCATCGAGTTTCAGTCTCAGCTCATGTGCCAGGCCACCGACGACTCGACTTCTCGATTCAAGCACGAATGGCTCGACGCATGCAAAGCCCGCGGCGAAGGCAAAAGCATGGTGTACGCGCTGCGGGCGGTGCCGCCTGGCTGCAAGGTCTACTGTGGCGTCGACCTCGGCGTGGGGCTGAAGGCAAACAACGACCTGACGGTGTTCTTCGTGATTTTCGTCCACCCGAACGGCGACCGCGAAGTGCTGTGGGTCGAGTCGGGTCGCTGGGTCGCCACCGACATCATGGCCAAGGTCGTGGACCTGTATGAGCGGTTCCATTGCATCTTCGTAATCGAGAACGTGGCTGCCCAGCAATTTCTGGTTCAGATTCTCCAGAACAAGACCGCAATTCCCATCGTCCCGTTCACAACCGGGCGCAACAAGGTAGACCCGACGTTCGGCGTGGAGGCGATGAGCGCCCAGTTCGCCGCGGGAAAGTGGATTATCCCGAACCGCTCGGGAGCGTGCCACCCGGAGGTGCAGGTGTGGCTGGACGAGGTGCTCGGGTACAGCCCGCAGGCCCACACTGGCGACCGGCTCATGGCGAGCTGGATTGCGAGCGAGGGCGAGCGGCTGGGCCACGAAGCCCCGAAGCCAGAAGTCGGTTCGATCAACCTGAGACTTTCGAATTGGTGACCCGAGACATCAACACCAGCAACCAAGTGAGAGGATTAACCCATGTCCAGCGGTGTGACCCGAGACATCAACACCAGCAACCAAGTGATCGGCGCCTCGGCCGACATGAAGCTCGTCAACGAGAGGCTCAAGCGGCTCGGGCTCTCCCCGCGCCAGCTCGAGCTTAACAGGCTGTATGCGTACTTCCGCACCCAGCAGCACGAGGATTGCGCCACCGCGTGGGACGGCAGCCCGCATGTCGACACGATGGCCAGGGCTAGCATCGTCACCCAAACCTCTCTTCCACCCGGCTTCACGGATGAGTCGGGCCAGCTTGAGCCGCTGCCCCTGCGGTACCGCCGGCCCAGCGTCCCTTGCCACCTATGCAAGCTAGTTGTCTCGCGCTTCACCGGCCTGCTCTATAGCGAGGCGCAGGACCCCACGTGGAAGGTCCCCGGCGATCCCGACACCGAGGCGTGGGTACAGGCGGTGTCGGACTCCTACGGCCTGTGGGCGATGATGATGCACGCCCGGGACATGGGGGGCGCGATCGGCACGGCCGTGCCCGGCTTCAAGCTCGTCGATAGCCGAGTCGTCTTCGAGGACCTCGATGCCCGCTGGTGCTTCCCGACTTTCAACCCAAAGGACCCCCGCGAGCTCGTGAAGCTCGAGGTGCGGTACATGTATCCGATGGATGTCAGGGATCCGGTGACCGGGCAGTGGCGGGAGGAAAAGTTCTGGTACCTGCGGGTGATCGACCGGACGACAGACTGTCTGTGGAAGCCAGTGCCGGTGGGCGACGGCTCGCTCGAGCCCAAGTGGGACGATCCGAGCACGGTCGACCAGAGCTATGATCACAACTTCGGGTTTGTGCCCTATCAGTGGCTAACCAACCTCGAGGTGGCGGGAGCTATCGACGGCGATCCGGATTGCCTCGGCGCATATGATTACTTTGACCGCATCGGCGAGCTCGATAGCCAGATCCACGGCGGCGCCATCAGGAACGCGGACCCCACGCCAGTGGTGGCGAGCGATGGCAACCTGCAGTCGGTCGCCACGGGCAGTAAGCGCGCGGTCAAGCTCGAGAAAGGCGGAACCCTCACGTTTGCCGAGACCAGCGGCACCGCCACCGAAGCCGCGGCGAAGGAGTCGGACCGGCTCGAGGACAAGGCGCTGCAGATCTGCGAATGCGTCCTGCCCGACCAGCGCCAGACAAACCGCTCCAGCATGACCGCCACCGAGGTGACGAAGCGCGCCGCGGCCATGTTCGCCAAGGCTTCGCGGCTGAGAACGCAGTACGGCGCCCGCGGCGCCGTCCCACTCATGGGAAAGCTGATCCGGGTCGCCCGCCA